ATCGAATGTAGAGACAACAACAGGACGTGATAACACGTCAACTATTGTATGTACTCTAGATTCGAGTGAGTCAGATATCGCTTTTCGGTCCGGGGTCGTAAGACTCGGCAGGCTGACTTCCATCGATGTTGCATCATCGATGAAACCAGTGACCTGATGAGTCTTGGTCGAGGGTCGAACATCTGGTGTCGCGACAGAGGAAGAAACATCTTGAATGGTATCAAGACGACCTCGAGAGGTTAAATCTTCCTTTGAAGTAAAACCAGATGCGGTTGAGGGGGTTGTAGTTGTATCATTATTCGCAAGTGTGGTAGTTTTATAGTCGACCATGGGTACACTTATTCCCAAGGGAAGACTGGAGGTATGCCGAGCTTTTATTTAAAGACGCGCCATGGCATAAACGGGCTAAATAACCCTCGTCTCTTAGTGTTGGATTCAGGATTTGCTGCTTTCAAACTTTCCTCCATAGATAGAAAGCCCCATTCCAACACCGCTGGGTGGGATTAATAACCAAAATCTTTCCCAAGATAGTCCAGAAAATGGGCTAAAATGGGAGGGGTCACTAGATGTTGGTTACTTAGCTCATCTAATATAGCACTCCATTTTGTAAAAATGGCTTCACCATGCAGAGCTAACTCATGGTACGCTCTATCAACATTGCTAGAACAAAGAGAATGTGGATCACTAGAATTAGTAACCCACATAGTCATCTCTAATATAGTATCAAGATCAAGAGGTGCTACATATCTCATCAAAGAATCATCAAATCTAAAAGTCCGTTTCAGAAAACCTATGTCGTCTAGCGTCTTACTCTTACGCAAAACACCAGTCTTACTAGCGTCAGTATAGGTCATTCCAATATGCTGGTATTGCTCTGCAATAGTTTGCATATTGAAACGATCTATAATACGTTCGCTAATACATAGGGCATTGTCGTCACCATAGGCGACCATGTAAACATGGTCGAAGAATTCGTTGGGGGTAAGGCCAGTACTCCTACTAAAAACATATACCATTGAAAGAATGTTATATACAGTGTTAATAATAGCAGTACCAGGATTACCCGAAGTCAGAGAGTGTGTCCATCCATAAATACTATCAGTGTGCAAGTGAAAGGAATTGACAATATCCGCAAAGATAACTTTGCGAATCTTATCACATCCATCACGTTCCACGCCATTTATCACATCACACACAGACCAAAGGATCTGTGCAGAAAGAGTTCCATCAAAATTTGCGAAGTCTCCGTCTATGACATGTTTACCTTTCGATTTTAACTTAAGTGCTAATCGGTGCCAATCCATATCTAAAGCATTGATACCAACAGCACTAAAATTGTCTATTCGGTTCATCATCATGTGAGCGAAAAATGGTAGATAGTAT